CTGGACGACAGGGCATCCAATGACAATGGAAACCTGCATTGAAGTGTGTCTTCAAATGCTACTAAACTCCGCAACATAACAAGGAACCAAGATGGCGAAAAACAACCTACCAAGCGTCGACTACGTTAAGCCAAATCAAATCGTATCACTCAGCGAGGGGGAGACGATCAAACCAACAGCATCACAGGATGGTTACTTGTCAACGAACATGGTGGACATCAACAAGCGGGCCGACACAAAGCTGACCCGCGATCAAGCGTTGGAGCTTCGCGCGAAGATGCGACAAATGCAGGACGAAGACAGGACATTGAAAGACGGCAGCCGGATCAACTCAAAGTCAGATGCCATCAGGTGGATGATCGAAAACCCACTAGCACAATAGCCGGTCCGTTAAACCGATTATCGGATACATATAGGAAATGCCGAATGCTGCCGTAGTATTGCGGCATGGTGATAGGCGACATCGAAGCGGACCTACTCGAGTACGCAGACTTTGAAGAAGTCGGCAGCGTTTCGCGTGCGCGTTCGTTTATCACCGCTGCTAAACGCTGGTTGATCCTTCGCGCCGACTCGGCAAGCAACGAAGGCTCGAGCCTGTCTATCGGAAAAGCCTTTGTCGAATCGATGATGAAGCGGGCACAGGATTACGTTTCTGGAACCGCTGCTAACGGAAGAGCATCTAGCCGAACCCGCTTTCTGTCAGCGGAGGGCTTCCGATGATCGCACGCGGAAAGCCGAAGGGGCTACAGGAAACGTTCGACAAGTTCCGCGACGATTACGATATGAGTCGCCAGTCGCGTTTCGTTCGCCGTCGCACTGGCGTCCATCCGATGGGTTCCGGTGCTGACTACCATTTTCGAAGCGAGTCGAAATACTACGAAGCGATGGAGCAAGCCCGCGACATGGATCGCAATGATGCGCTCGCTGGCATCCTTGCAGATAGGCGAGTCGACAACATCGTACAAGGCGGCTTCAAGTTAGATCCCAAGACGGGCGACAAGAAGCTAGACATCGATTTGTTCGAACGATTCAAAGCCTTTGCAGACGATCCCGACCTGTGTGATATCGCAGGGGAGTCAACGTGGGCGGAGATTGAACGACACGTTGTGCGTGCTGAATCGATCGATGGCGACATCGTAGTTACCGGCACGGAAGACGGCCCGCTCCAGGTTATCGAAGGCCATTCAATCCAAACTAAAACCAAGCAAGTCGATACCTTTCTTGGCGTCACTCGCGACCAACTTGGCAAGCGACATCAGTATTGGGTAGTCGAAGAACTAAACGAATTTGGAACGCAGGGCAAATCGACACCTATCGACGTTCGCAACTCAGACGGCTTGCGTCAATTGTTCCACGTCTACAATCCGCGACGCGTTCTACAGACGCGCGGAGTAACGCAGCTTGCACCAATATTCTCCTATGCGGGAATGCTTGAAGACATCAATTTTGCGAAGCTCGTTCAGCAGCAGGTCGTCAGTTGCTTTGCCATTTTCCGCAAGATGGCAACGGGCCAAAGCGCGCTGCCTAGTGTTGATGGATATGGCCAATCGTCTACTGAGACATCGCCAGCAGGAACCCGCCAGATCGAAGGCGTCAGCCCTGGGATGGAGATCATTGGACAGCCAGGCGAAGAGCTACAAGGGTTCTCGCCCAACGTTCCGAACAGCGAATACTTCCAGCAGGTCAAGCTCATCCTCCAGGTGATTGGCGTCAACTTTGGTTTGCCTCTTTGTCTCGTTCTCATGGATGGGAGCGAGACGAATTTTAGCGGCTGGCGTGGTGCGGTTGACGAGGCACGCAAAGGTTTTGTTGCCGATCAAATGAACCTCGTTCGACGCTTGCACAGGCCCGCGTACAAGTGGTGGCTTGCCAATGAGATCAAAGAAGACTCGGCGATAAGAGCGGCGTCGCAGAGATCGGGCGTCAAGATCGATGGGCACAACTGGCACTTGCCGACGTGGTCCTATATCGAGCCGGTTGCAGATGCTGAGGGCGATGCGGTCCAGCTTAAAAACTCATTGACTAGCCCGCGACGATTGCACAACGCACGCGGTAACGACTGGGAAGAGGTCGCGGTCGAATCGGTAGAAGACAACCTATTCGCGATCACCGCTGGAGCCGAGGCCGCTGCGAAGTTCAACACCGAAAATCCAACAAGCCCGCCACTGACATGGCGCGACCTAATATCGCTGCCGATGCCGGAAGGTCAGACGCTCGCGCTGCAAGATCCGGCAATGATCGCGGTACAAGAAAACGCTGCCGACGTTGCCAAAGATCCCGCAGCCGTTGCCCCTAGCGGTGAGTTTGCTGGGCTATCGACGCAGCAATGGAACCGGAACCGAAAGGCTATCGGCAAGGTGCTTGATGAGCTTGCGGCTGGCACGAGCAGCGAGTCGGCAGCACGTGTCTACCTCGGTGGAATCGGTTTGAATCCCGAATCGATCGACGCACTGATTAAGGACACGATGGACGGAACAATAGACACACCGGAGGTTCTCGCAGATGTTGCCTAAGGAAATTCGAATCGATGGAATCATCGGCAGCGGAGAAGGCGAAGTCAATTCCCAGATGGTCCGCGCTCAGCTTCCACCCAATGGCACCGATCCTATCTCGGTCAAGATTCACAGCGAGGGCGGTAGCGTTTTTGAAGGGTTCGCAATCTATGACCTTCTAAAAAACTACGCTGGGCCAAAGACAGCAACGGTTGAATCATGTGCGTTTTCGATTGGCTCGTTTATCACGATGGCGATTGACGACGTTGCGATCACGCCCAACGGCTACATGATGTTCCACAATCCTAGCGTTGCCGTTGATGGGGACGCTGAGGAACTGACGAAAACAGCGGCGAACCTGACGCAATTCAAGGCCAATATGATCGCGGCCTATGCAGCGAAAACGGGCAAGCAGCCGGAAGAGATCTTAGCGATCCTTGGCAACGAAACGTTCCTGGACGCAAGGCAATGCGTTGCTAACGGGTTCGCAAATCGAATAGTAGAAAATCCAGTCATCGGGCGAGTGTTTGCCCAAACTGAAACCATGCCGCACGGAGTTGTTACAGCGCTATTTGGTGCTGGCTCGGTCGGCGAAAACCGCGAACCGACACCGGAGAAATCAATGTCAGAATCGCATTCAGTCGCCGCCACGATCCAACAAATCAAAGCAGCGTATCCAAAGGCAAAGTCAGACTTCGTTGTCAAGTGCCTTGAACAGTCAATGCCAATGCCCCAGGTCGCTGCGGCCGCAATGGAAGAAGTGACGGCAGAGAATACCGATCTAGCCGCTCGGCTTGATGCTGTTATTGCCGAACTTACCGCGCTCAAGGCTGCAAACGAATCGGAAGAAATGGCCGAGCCGGTTGCACAGATTCCGGTTGCAATGGCACCAGCCCCACCGACTCAGCCAGTCGCTCGCAGTGGCGTCAAGCCAGTTGCCAAGGGCGTCGCACAGGCATCCAAGTCAGCCACCGCAAAGTGGAATGACGAAGTCTCGGCATTCGAAGCCAAGGGCAATTTGCGCGGGATGGCGTTGTCGATGGCAAACAAAAAGAACCCCGGACTTCGTGAGCAAATGCTCGCTGAATCGCGGTAGTCGCTTCCTTTCCAATCAAACAAACAATTACAAGGTAATAAAACATGGCAACTTACAATGATACTGGCTACGGAACCGTCACTCTTACGGCGACCGTCGCGCAGCACTTGCGATTAACTCCAGCGGGTGCAGTTGGCATTCTCACGACAGTGCCGTTTGGCACAGCCCGCGTTGCTGGCGTTAGCGGCGATCCTGTGGCGGTTGTTTTTGCGAACAAGCAAGGCACGGCCAAGATGGTCGCAAGCAAAGCGATCGTGGCAGGCGTCAAGGTCTACAGCACCGCAGCCGGAAAAGTCACCGACACGTTTGCCTCGACTGGCTTTATCGAGGGCATCTCAATGGAAGCTGCCGCTGCCGATGGAGACGTTATTGAGGTGCTGAGAGTCGTCAGTCCGCTAACTGGCACGTAAACGATCCCGATGCGGTTTTTGGGTTAGTTGGAGTCATGACCAGCGAACCCAAGAACCATTTACAATTTTCACAGTCTGCGTTGCATCGGGGAAAAGAAAAATGCAATGCCAAGTCCAAGCACAAGTCTGAACAGCGTCACAAGCCGCAACAGCGATCTAGGCGGGAGCCTGGAAGAATTTGATTTGATGGCCGAGGCCGCTGGTTACATCGGTAGCCAAATTGCCCCGGTACTTGAGGTCGCGAGGGTCTCCGGTACGTTCGGTCGTATCCCGGTTGAACAACTCTTGCAAGAGCGGGAAACACTTCGCGCTCCAGGTGCTGGCTACAGTCGTGGAAGCTGGACGTTTGTCCCAGATTCCTATACGACCCAAGAGCATGGCACGGAAGAACCGGTCGACGAAAACGAAGCCGACATGTTCGTTGACTTTTTTGATGCTGAGCTAGTGTCAAGAAACCGGGCCGTGTCTGCGGTGCTGCGCAACGCTGAAAAGCGATGGGCTGCCAGGCTCTTCAATCCTTCGACGTGGACCGGCGCGGCACTGACCACGGCGATAACCAACGAATGGGATGACTACCCCAACGCCACGCCAATCAATGACGTGGAAGCTGCGGTTCGTAAGATGTGGGATTCGTCGGGGATTTGGGCCAATGCCTTGGTTATCAATCGCCACGTTTTCCGCAACCTGCGACTGTGCGCCCAGATCATTGATCGCATCGCAGCAAGCGGAGCGGGCAACCCGGCTAAGCCTTCCGACATCACGGAGGAAATGCTTGCCACCGTTTTCGACATTGACAGAATCATCGTCGGAGGCGGGGCTAAAAACCTAGCAACCGAAAGTGCATCTGCCAGCTTTGGCAAGATTTGGTCGGACGAGTATGCGATGGTTTGCAAGGTCGCAACATCCAAAGATGTTCGTGAGGCGTGCATCGCTCGGACGCTGCACTGGGGCGCTGACGGATCTTCAGTTCTCGGCACTGTTGAGGATTACGAAGAGCCACAGACTCGGAGCAAAATCATTCGCGTGCGACATCAAGTTGCCGAGAAGATTTTCTACACCGAGGCCGGTCACCTGATCAGCAACGTCACGACCTAAGCAGGTTTTACATGGCTACTGTATTTGATTCACACTTCGCCGCAAGTGCGTTCCCTGGGCTGCTAGATCAGTTCGGGGAGTCGATCAAATACATGCCACGAAGCGGCGGAACGCGAACGATTAACGCCATAGTCGAACGCGAACCGCCCGCTGTGTTTGATGCTGCGGGCAATGCGGTTTTGCCACAGTTTATTGTGAGAGTCCACAACTCTTGCAGGTCTGGAATCAGTAGCAACGAGATTGATACCGGCGGCGATACGATCGAGTTGCCGAAGATGGTAGGCGACATTGTGCCTACTCGGTTTTCGATTGGTCAGGTCATGTCACAGAGTGGCGGCGTGATGAGGTTTACAGCAGTATGAGCGAACCGGTTTCTGAGCAAATCATGGCGGTCGTTAAGTCAAGACTTCTCGGCTACACGACTGACACGCAGAGACCTACGCGCATTGGAACCTGGAGGCCAAAGGATGGAACGATCGTTGTTACTCAAACCACGATTGAGCGAGACGATGAGCTTAGCTACGCGGGAAATCCACCGGTACAAGCGTGGAATATGGGCGTGATGGTCGCGTGCGTTCTCAAGCCAAGCGACAGGGACACAGTGGCAATTGACACGTACCGCAATCGACTATGGGCTGAGGTGATCAAGGCTTGCTGCGACGTACCGAGGTGGCATACGTGGGGAGAGAAGGCGATCAACTCGCTAGTAAATTCGGCAGAGGAACACACGGACGACAACGGAGCATTCGCGGGCGTGAAGGTAATGATGATGATCACGTTTCGGACCGACGAAGGCAACCCGTTTAACGTGAGAGCATGATAAGCGTAATGGCAAACACGGGCGACATCCAAAGGCTTATT